GGAGCAGGGCTCATGCTAAATTCAGTTGTGGTTTCTGTAGTATTAAAGGACTGGGATGATCCGAATGATTGAGCCTGTGATGTTCCAAAGTTTGCTGCTGGCGCTGGAGTGTTAAACCCGCCTCCTGAGAAGGTCGGAACTGCCGAAGACAGGCTAGGTGTTGGAACCCCGCTTGTTGGTAAGTTAGTTGAGACATTAGCTGCACCTGCTACTTTTTCTTGCGTACGTCCGTAAGCTGAAACACCTAGAACAGCACCCATGGCTACGTGGAATAAACCACCGCCTTGTAAAGTAATTGGAACCCATTGACGAAATGCATCATTTTGTACGGCTGTTTCCCAGAATTGTACTATAGTAAACATAATAGGGAATAAGAAGAAGTCTGCAAGACAGCATGCCATATACATCATCGCCATCATTGGACGCCATTTCTTGGTCATCCAGTCTTCATCTGCTTTCTTCTGAACTTTTTCTTCTTTTTTATTTTCTTTTGTCATAAATTCCTCGCATTTTGTTTAAGCATTCTCAGCTTTTCGTTTTCTTGTTTAATATAATCTATTAATAACGAAACATAAATTTCCCTCTCCCACGGCATCATATTTTCAATTTCAGTCAAACTATACTTGTGATGATGCATTAATGAAAAGTTTAGCGTAAAGTAATTAGCTAAACTATCCGAGGAAAGGGTTATACGAAAAAATTCTGCAATCCTTCAAGCTTGGAAACATTATGTTTTCCGCACTTAGGGCAATCACATTCAATTGTTTGAACAATCTTTGGCGCCGTTACAAAGAACTGCTCCAATTTATCAAACTGTGACTTGGTTAAAGAGAAAATAAACTCCTCTAATTCTTCTTTAGTCTGGTCTGCAGCAGACCAATATTCGCTCTGGTTATAAATTGCTTTAACACTTCTTAAAATAAGATCGATAACTTTTTGGTTATCATCAGTAGCAAAAATACCTACAACATCATCTATGTTAGGATATTTTAATTCAATACCTATTTCATCGTTAATCATAATTTTATTAGAATGACCTTCTGGTTTAACAACTTTAAGGTCTTCAATATTAAATGTGGTATCGATCTTCTCACCGCATTCACAATTAACAATTACTTCAACAGTCTCACTTATTGATTTAGCTCTTAAATGCATAAAAATATATTCTATATCAAAATGCGGTAAATCGCTAATTTTAATAGTATTAAACGTACATACGTCAACTAACTCTCTTATAATTCTTGATACTTCATTATTATCAGCTTCTGACATAGTCAACAGAATCTTATGTTCTTTAACTAAGAACGGTCTAAATCTTACTGTATCCCCTGTTGAAGGTAGTGTCAATTCATATGTCGGTGTTTCTAATCTAGGTAAAGCCATTATAATTTCCTTTAATTAAGCTGAAATGGGTAAGTCGGACCCTGGGGTATCATATTCAAGATTGCCGTTCGTTGGATTAAATTGTCTGGTTCTTGTGTCAGTCACAGGTATTTGAGGATTTAATATTTGCCTTGGTACATCTACAGGCGTGGTTTGCTTATCTCTAGTTATTTCTTTCCAATATCTATATGCAAATAATACATTAAGTCGGTGAGTTTGATTCTGCGCTGAGTTATTTAACTCTAATAAATTAACACTTCTAGGAAATGCCTCTAGTAATTCAATTTCATATGTAACATTTTCCTGTTCATCTAACTGTCTTAAGATAATTTTAGTTGCATAATTTTCCTGGTAATCGGTAAAACCCGAATCAGGGTCTACTACTTTTGTAGTCCATTCATCAAAGAATTTTTTAACCAGCATATCTCTATCTACGTGAAAGGTCATTGATATTCCTTCCCCGCCGTATTCTGCACCAAATGGTCTTTGATAGGTAGGCCCGAAAATTTTAAATGATTTAGTAGAAATATTTACAGGTGGTAAGCTTGCCATCTCACAATACAAACTAACTGCACCTGAGTTAGCAATATTCCTACCTATTAGCGTACTTGGGGCATTAATTAAAACTTCAAAACGATTAACTCTTGCAAGGCTATCTTTTCTAATAGCCCCTATAAACTGAGTTAGATTAAAATTAGCTTTTGACATTAATATTTTTTTCTGGAATCTCTCCAGACCTCTTGTTTGTTAGCTCCAATGAACCTCTCCACAGGAAGCTGGGAGGCAGTAACCCAATCGGGGTAATGTATTTTTAAAAATCTAGATTGAAGCTGTTCATAAAGATAGTGTTTAACACATGCTTTGATTGGCGAGTATCTAGTTGAAGCATTTAATATTCTCCAGTTCAATTGGAGTCTTGTATTCTCAGTAACCTTAGCATCATAGGCTAAATCATGCATTGCTGCAAGTAGCTTAAATCTAACAGGGTATGGTAAATAATGCAGGTTTAATCCAAAGAAACCCCCTGCAACTTTTCTAAAAGGTAATACCAGAGGGAACATATCCCAATACGGTAACTTATCCTTTAACTTAGCATCGTAAAAGAACATGTACATATTACCAGGTAAAATGGTAGTCGTCAACTCAGGAGTATTTGCCATCAGCTGATTAGGTCTGACGTTCTTAAGGTTCTTTGTTTGAACCTGATACCAGTTGAGAGAGCGATCTACATCGCCTGCTTTCATTCTAATATCTGCAAAAGGATTAACAGTGGTTGCCATAATTATATTTATCAGTTATATCCCGAGGTCTTTCTCAGTTAAAACCAAGAATTTCATACCTCTACCAACACAATATTCATCAGCAGCTTTCCATTTTGATTGATTTACCCCGTATTGAAACACCTCGTCAATAAATCTCTTAGTCTGACGTTTAGGTATGGTGGGGGGTTTAGTAAACTTTTCTGGTTTAATTTCAATTAGATATTTGGTAATTGCACCATGTCTATCTTTTACTCTGATATAGAAATCTACAAAATACCGATGTACTTTACTATCAACAGGAGACTTATAAGGTATAATCATAGTTTCAGACCCCCATTCGAGTACAGATGCGTTATTATCACACCATTTCATAAATTTTAACTCCCAAGACGAACGATAGATGATGTCATGAATGTCACCTTTATACTTGGAAGGATTAGCGACCCTATAACGGCCTTTGTAAGTTGCTTTGTACATAACGGGATAAATATAATATAATCCAACTATTTATGGAAAAACAATGGCTGCAGATACATTTAAAAAAGCAAGAGAGGATGCGCTTGAGAAATACAAGAGCCAGGTGTCTGAGTTACGAGGATCCAGGCTGGATAGTTTTGATCAAAATAAATACAAAGTAAGTGTAACTCAATACCCATCCGATCTCCAGACAGCACCTAACTTACAACATTACATTCTTTTTAACATTAACGTTAGAGGTAAATCTAAGTTTAATCAAGATAAAATTCAATTTGAAGTTAAAAAAGACCCTAATTCTGCTAATCTTACAAAAGAACAGCTATCAAGTAATTCAATAAAAACTGTTACAGTAGGTGCATCAGCTGCAGCAGCAGGTATAGCGGTTACATCATTAGTAAGCGCAGCAGCCGCTGCTTTTGATAAGACAGGTGCTACAGCAAAAGTTGTCTCTAAAGTAACTGGAGCAGGCGCAGCGCTTGCTGTTGGTGGTGTAATGGCTACTTCTGATTTACTTAAAAAAGATTCTACATATAGAATTTCTGATGCTATTGCATTATATGTTGATGGGCCCCCTACAGTAAAATACGGTATGAATTACGCTAATAAAGAATTGGGTACTTTGTTGGGGGTGTTAAGCGGTGGTGTTTTTGATAACGTTAAAAATCTTGGTGGGGAGTCCGGTGCTGCATTAGGTGCTTCATTAGCTAAATTACCTGGTGCATTTGGTGCGGCAGACGTAGCATCCGCATTAAGCGTATCTTCAGGTACATCACTAAACCCATTTAAAGAAACAGTTTTTGAATCAGTTGACTTTAGGTCTTTTGCTTTTAAATATAAGTTCTTTCCTAAGAATAAAAAAGAATCCGATGATGTTTACGAAATTATAAAAACTTTCAAATTCCATATGCATCCAGAAATGTCAGAAGGTAAGTTATTCTTTATTTACCCATCTGAGTTTAACATTACATATTATTTTGGTAATGAGAAAAATGGCTACTTTCATAAATTTACAACCTGTGTACTTGAATCAATGGATGTAAGTTATGGTGGTGAACAATTTTCGTCTTTTAAAGATGGAACGCCGACAGAAATAAATATGTCTCTTACATTCCGTGAACTCGAAATTCTTACTAAGAATATGGTACAGGGTGGTTACTAATGTATTTTAAAAGTTTCCCTTATACGTATTATTCTTTAGATGATGCTAGCACGGTTCAAGTAGTAACAAATATTACAAACCGGGTTACACTATCTGAAGAAGTAAAAACTAATTTAGGTCTTTTTGATGAGTACGATATAAAAGACGGTGAAACCCCTGAGCTAGTTGCTGGTAGGTTTTATGGTAATCCTGAACTTCATTGGCTAATATTACATTACAACGAAATTATTGACCCTCGATTTGACTGGCCTATGGATACAAACAATCTTAATAGGCATGTTGCTGGTAAATATACCGATGCAAATGCTACCCACCATTTTGAAGATGCTAATGGTAACTATACTAATGGTAATGCATACATTTTATCTTCAAATGCCTTTACAAATTTTAGTGTTAATGAT